TTATTATCTCTATTAGGTCTTAAATCTTCGTTTGAGTTGTTTAAGTATTCTGGAAACAAGTTAGAGTTATTACATAAGTAATCTACCATTCTTTGTGTGTAGAAGTCTGCTCTTGCTCTTGCTTTATCCACTAATCTATCAACCTCTGCAAAATCTACAACATCTTCATTTTCTCCTCTATGTCTTGTTAATCCACTATTATCTATAGTAAATAAAGATTCTGGTAAATACTCTATATGTGTAAACCAAATCATACAAGGCTTTATATAGTTATCTCTTAACAACTTATAATTAGAGTTTCCTGCATCATCTAAGGTATCTGCTATAATTAACGATTGTAATTTGTCGTATAAAGATGTACCTAAATACTGATGTATATAAATGTCTTGTGCTATCTCAATAAAATGTATTATCTTATCAGCATCTACATTACCATTAATAATAGACTTATCTTTTAAGTCTTTAACCGATATAAATAACGCTTTATTCATAGCCAAATGTTTTTCTTATTTTACTTAACATACCACCTCTATTAGGCATATCCACAGGTCTAACAGGCATTTCATTAGGATTGTTAGGTTCAGTTAACCCTTTATCATAGGCTGCCTCTGAATCTACCTTCTTACCACTCTTCTTTCTGTAAACCTGTAACTCCCAGTAATGATGGCAGTTTTTACCACCTTTGAACTTTAGTAAACTATAGTTTCTTCCTTTATGCCCTAACTCTTTATTAACACCTCTAAAAGACATCATATTAATATCTTCCTTTCTAAACACAACTTTATTAGCTGTTAACCCCTCCATTTTCCTACAAAAGTTCCTACTCTTGCTGCTGTTACGTACAGGCATATAAGCATAGCGAATTTTATAAACCTCATTATCTTCTTTACTCTTACCATCTTTATACTTGATTTCAGCCATTTTAAGCTCTTCTTTCTCGTCTTTGTATACTTCACTATAGACCATCTCCCAATCGTCGCTTAAAACCTCTCCTAAGCCTTCTAATTGGTCTATTAAGTTTTCTCCTTCTTCATCAGAAAAGTCTTCTTGTTCTTTATCACTCGATAACTTCTCTCCTGTTTCTTCTTCTCTACGTATATTTGTAGCTATATTTTCAGATGCAGTAAACTCTATAGGTTGTAATGTTACAAAGTATAAGTCTTGATGAATGTTATTAAAAGATAATATCTCTTTAAGTCCATTAAGGATTTCATCTTGTCTTGGTCTAATAACTACTTTATCCATTAATACAGATGCAGTTCTTAATTCTTCTGCATTGTTACCAAAACCTGTATTATCTTTAATACCTAATAATATAGGTGACACAATCTTATGACCTAACATTATCTTCTCTCTTGCTTCATCAGATAAGAACTGATATTGTGCGTGTGCATCTGGTAAATGTATAGGCTCTATGGTAGCTTGACTTTCTTTATCGTCATTAAAAGCAATCATAGCTTTACCACTATTAGAAGTACCACTAAACTTTTCGTTAATCTTATTCTCTATTAACTGTTGAGTTTGGTCGTCTGGTACACCATTATTAAAGTTAATAAATAGACTTGGTGCTAAACCATTCTGAATATTACTTATGTGGTATTCACTTACTTCACCTTCTAATTCAGCATACTGTAAACAAGAATGATACTCTGTAGGTGCATAATAATAGAACTTAGGTTTATAAGGTTTGAAGATATATAATTCATTTAATTCTGTAGCACTACCAAACCCAAATGAAGGTATTGGTTTTGTTTTATCTCCTTTCTTTTTGTTACTCCAATTAGGATGATAGTGCCATTTTTTTATGATACCTTCTTGTGCTTTGTTTGCTCTCAATGTTTCCATTGGAAAATGAGAAACTTTTAGTATCTTAGTTTTACCTGTGTTGTATGTTATCTGTAAAGCACCTTGACCTAATAAGTAATAGTCTTTAACTAATTTCTTTATTTCAGCAGGTTTAAGTAAAGACTTCATCTTTACATATTGCTCTGGAAAGTCATCAGAATTTAGAGATTCTAAACCCTTACCAAAAATCATATCAGATATACCATTAATACAGGTAGCATTAGTAGGACTATTTAAGTATAAATCACATACTCTATCAAAATAATCATTATCCTCACCAAAGCAAACATAATCATCGTTATATTCCTCTTTGATTATTGGTGTCTGATAAGATGATAGACTTAGAAATCTAACATTATTTTTAAATTCTTTTTTATCGCTCATATTATATCACGTAAGTATTATCGTCTACAACCTCTGTATATTTGTTTTGAGATTGTTTATGCTTTATTGTAAAGTCTGTTTGAGATGTAACATAAAGTTTATCTCTGTAGAATAAACTACCACCTTTAGTTAATGTTATAGAATACCCAAAACCTTCCTCTAATATTGTAGATGAAAATGGCACTTTAAAATAATTACTTAATTCAGTTACATTTAAGTTATTTAGAGTTTCAGTTATATTTTGTCCATCTTTTCTTATAACCATAGTAACATCATTATAAACTGCAAGAACAGGTAAAACACAAGAGGAACTTTCTACAGTTCCATTATCGAGTTTAACCCTTCTCTCAAAGTCCAAATTAGAAAGGTCTAAACTTTCTCTTGGAATAATAAGTATTTCTTGTTCAGATGTAATAGGTTGTACTATCTTCATTTTTTACACTATCTAATAATATAACGAAATATAATTTTTTTAGTTCGTCTTAAATAGAAAAACCCCTGTAAATCAATACAAGGGCTAATCAAATTGGAAGTAAAAGAAATCTTTATGCACCAGTTACAACAGTAAACCCTGCTGCTGATAAAGTGTCATCTATAAAGTTAGCAGGTACTTTTTCCATTCCTGTAAACGTTAATGTATATCCATTATATTCTCCCATACCACTACCTGTAGCAATAGAGCCTCCTGTAACGTCCATTCCGTAATCTAATCCTGCTAAAAGCAAGTTTCCGTTGTTATCTTCAATGATAACGTGAGGATGTCCGTAAGACAATAATTTAATTGTCTGATGGTCTTCTTTACTTAATTGTGGTAATTGTAATTCTAATACTTGTTCAAAGTATGTTGTTCCGTTTTCTCTACTTGATGTAGGTGTTTCTGTGTAAGAAGATGCACCTCTTACTTCAAATTCGTAAGCAGATGGTGTTCCTGCAACGCTATCTATAGCGTCAGTATTAGTCGTATCGTAAGTAATAGCACCTAAATCGCCATTATTTACAAAATACACTTTACTAATACCACCTACTTTATCTTTGCAAGGTTCTAATCTACCTCTTGATATATCACAAGCCATTGTTTTTTTGTTTTTTATTTGTTATTAAAAAAGGGCAAGTAGATATACTCTACCTACCCTTATAGTTTTTGTTAAAAGCTAATTATTAGTTAGCTCCGTTTACGATTCCGTAAGTTACGATATCCTCTGCAACACCGTACTGAACACCTGCAAGAAAACGCATAATTACTCTTACATTCTTAGAACCATCTAAGTCAGCCATATCTAATAATCTCACTTCATTCCAATCAGAAGCGATAGAAGTACCAAACCATAAGTTAGACTTTTCAGCTAAAATCATAGTGTTAGCAGGTAATCCGTTTGCCATAAATATGTTTACACCTGCAAATTGTAATCCCGAAAATGCTTGGTTTAAACCTTGTGCATTGATACCATTAGCACCTTGACCTTGTGATGCAAAACCACCTAAAGCGATTGCATAAGACTTATAAACATCTTGTGAAACGTATAAAGAAAGTTCTGGTGAACCAAATAATGCCTTTGGAATAGCTGCATATACCTTACCCATTTCCTCGATAACGTTTGCAGAAGTTACAGTAGTTCCTGTTACTTCGTTTGCAGCAGGTAAGTTTGCATCAGCAGCTAATAAAGTAGCGAAACCATCATAGTTATCTGCACCGTCAACACCAGACCAAATAGAGTTCTCGTTAGTTTGTGCTACTTTAGCAGCTACATACTGTAAGATGTACTCTTGAATAGTAGAAGGCATATTTCTATGAGCAGAACCACCCATTTGATAACCATTCCAATCATTAAACCAATCAGTCTTACATAACTCTAAGTTTACTTGAAACTCTTTAGGTTCAATAATTCTTTCTGTAGATGTGATAGTAGAAGTATCTGAGAAATCACAGGTAGCACCTTTAATTAATCCATCAGTTTCTAATCTTCTTACAACCTCTTTACCTACGATGTTAGGTTTAAAAGTGATTGCGTCTTGAGCAAGAGTGTTTCCTGCTAATAAAGCAGCAGAGATAATTTGATTCTTCGATTCCCCTGCATAAGTAGTTGTTATACTTGTAGTTGTTGCCATTTCTTATTTTTATTTATTATTCAACATTTGATAAATTCTTTCTTGAGGTGTCATAGATGCGAAAGGTTTACTAAATTTAACTTCTTTCTTTTCTACTACATTTTCTGGAGAATGTACAATCTCCTTAACCTCACTTAATTCCACTTCTTCCTTAACCTCTTCTTTTTGAGATGCTAATTCTTGTGGCACTTCTTTAACTTCTTTTTTAGCTTCTTCTAAAAATGCTTTAAACATATTCATAAACTTACTTTCAACTTGTGCAAGTTCCTCTTGTGTAGCATATTTTACTTCAACCTTAACTTCTTCTTGTTTAGGCTCTTCTTGCTTCACATCTTCGTTTAAAACAACTTCATCTTTAACTTCAATTTCTTTAGTTTCTTTCTCTGTAGAAAGACCTAAGACTTCCTTGATTTTGTCTAAAGTGTTTAATTCTTGATTCTTCATTGTATTAATCTGTTTTATAATTATATAACGTTGTTACTTTTTTATTATATCGTTTTTATTCTTTTGCAGTACCTTTACCACCTATAAATCCAATACCTTGCTTCCATATAGGGTGTTGTTTACATTTCCTTTTCTTACACTTTGTTCTTGTGTATGTATTAAGACATTTACAATATTCTGCGTATTTACTCATATTACTTAAACGTTATCTCAAACTTATTGTCTGCGTAAAAGTTTCTTACAAAACTCAAAAATTCTTCCTCTGTTCCGTAAACATAGTCCATATTAATAACTGTATCAACGTTTATAGGTATATTGCTTAATTTTAAATCATCAGCTAAGATGATGTTGTTGTCTTGTCTGAAACTATTGGCAGGGTCTGCAAACAAGAAATTTAATATAATATTAACTGTTTTTGTAGCACCATCACTAAACTCTACAACTACATTCTGCAAGCCATAGTCTAACTCTATTTGATTTGGCATTACTGCTGTAAATTGAGAAGGTGCTGTTAGTTCAAAGTATTCAGCTAATATTACTCTTTTTGTGTTTTTTTTAGTTATCATTTAAAATTATCTCTTTTATTTTATTAATTAATATTTCTTCTTCGCTTTGTTCTACACTTAAATCAACCTTATCAGAGAATATTCCTTCGATAGAAAGACCTAAATACTTCTTGTCTTTAATATCTTTCCATACTGCATCATTATCTACTTTCATAGTTACCACCCAAGAACCTTGTTTAGCATTTAAACCATAGATATTAGACTTATCCATTCTCTCATCTTCTACTATCCAAGATTCTATAACAGATACACCACTTGTTAGTGTTTGGTGTTCTAAAGTTGTATTGTTATTTCTAAGTGATTTTAAGTACAATTCAGATGCTTTTCTAACAGTATCTTTAGAAAAAGTTATATTGTACTCGTAATCCTTTTTACGTCTATAAATCTTTTTGTCTGGCACTAAAGCTAAACCTACAACGATTCTTTTATCTTCGTCTAAAGTTTTAAACTCTACCTTGTGTTGGCTAAGTGCTACAAAGTTTTCCTCTATAGCAGGAAATTCTACTAATGAAATAGCGTATATTCCATCTTCTCTATTTTCTTCGTCTATAAATAGCTCTACTGTATCTAAGTTCTCCATATTATTATAACGTTTTATTTATTATATTATATTGTTTTTAACCACCAAACCTTGCTGATGATTTAGTGTTAGCATCTAACTGTTGTTGATTAGTTATGTCTTTAGAAACTACATACGCTTTAATAGGTTTATCAAATTGACCTTGTACTGCTTCTGCTACTTGGTTTCCTTGACTACTACCTACTAAATTGAAATCAAAACTACGATTACCAACTCCACCACCACCTGCACCACCACTTGCTGTTCTAATTGGTGTAGATGCTGCTTCTGGTTGGAATTTCTGTCTTGCTATTATAGCTACATTAGCTAATCCAGAAGTTATAACTGCTGTCATTGCAGCTATTCTTGCTATAGGTCCTCCAAACGTCTGATTAGCAGCAGAAAGTGCAGCAGCAACAGTATTAGCAATACCCATAGAAATATTAAATGCCTTTTGAGTATTAAAAGCCTTTTTCTTTATCTCATTCTGCTTTTTTCTATTCTCTTCATCGTTTCTTGCTATCTCGTTCTGAATGTTTTTTCTCTCTTTAGCAGATAGATTTTCATTAAGAAGTCTATTATTTAACTGTTCATTTAAAGCATTATTTTTGTTTTCTTCTATAGCAACCTCTCTATCTGCTTCTGCTTGAAGGAAACTACCTACACTTCCTAACACAGAACTAAATGATTCTAAGTAAGTTTGCAACGATTGAGCCTTAGCATCTGCTATCTTTTTAGCAGTATCAGCCATTGCTTTTTGCTTATCGTAAAAAGACGTATCAAGTTGTAACTCTTTCTCGTGAAGCTGAACTTTCTTATCTAAATACTTCTGTATCTCTTGAATCTGTTTAGATGACTTTAAAGCCTCTTTGTTTACAGCTTGCGATATTTCTTTTTGACCTACCGATTTTAAATAACTAATTCTTGCTTCATATATTTGTCTTAACTGATTTAACATTTGAGAAGATTTATTTGCTTCTTCTTGTAATCTTTTATCAGCTTGCTCCCTTGTTATTTTACCTAACTTAACTTGTTGATTTAAGTATAATTCTAACTCTTTATTATATTTATCTGCAAGAAACTCAAACTCTTTTAAAGCTATTTCCTTTTCTCTCTCTGCGTTTTCTATATCAAACTGAACCTTTAACTTCGCTTTTTTAACTTGGTTTTCCTCTTGCATTAAAACAAGTTTCTGCAAGTGTTCTCTTGTAGTTTCAGCTTCTTTATTTAATCTTTCTTGAAGTTTAGATATAGGCTCTTTTATCTCTCCTTCTTTTTTCTTAGCACTACTACCTTTTTCTTTCTTTTTAAAAAACGCCTCTAACTTTACTAATCTCTTTTGAGTTTTAATATAATCAGACTCTAAATTAGCTAACTGCCTTTCTTCTGCACTTATAAAGGTTAAGGCATCTTTATATCCTTGCTTTTTTCTTAATGCAGCTGACTTATCCTGTTTATCTATAGCTTCTCTAAGAGATTGCATTTCTTTTATTTGCTTTTTCTCTTTCTCTTTTAAAGATAGTAACTCTATGTATCCATCAAGTAGTGCTTTTACATTGCCTTCATCTTTCTTTTGTGATTCTGTTAACTTTTCGTAAGCATTAGAAAATTCACTGTAATTTCTACTTATAATTTTTACTGTTTCCTCTAAAGTTAGAAGTCCTTTATTATATTTATCTAAAGCAGCATTATCTGAATTAGTAAACAATAAACCCGATATAGCACCTTTTAAAAGAGATAATTCTTCTAAAGCAGATATTTGTTTTTTTATAGCTTTTGTTGTTTTATCTGTTTCTTTTTTTACTTTCTTTTGTGTTCCAGAAAACCAATCCAAAGCAGATACAACTGCTGTTATAGCAAACACAATACCCAAAGGTCCAGTCAAAGCACCAAACATACCTTTTATAGCAGTAGTCCAACTACCTGTTGCCTTAGCAGCAAAACCTAATTGAGAAACTAACTGTGTAATGTTGTTCGCCATACCTCTAATACCATAGGGTGCATCAGATATAACCCTACCAAGTTCCATTGCAGCAGAAGTTGCACCTCCTGTAGCATTTTTAGCTTGCTCTTGTGTCTTTATCAGTTTTTCATACTCTTTCTGTGTAAGTTTTATACTCTTTACAGAAGCACCACCCATTTTATTTATAGCATTATTGAGCTGTTGTTGAGATTGCTCTGCGTTTTTTACAGTTAAATCTAAGTCTTTAAATCCTTTTGCAGTAGACTTTAGACCTACTATTGCACCCTTATCGTCATATACAATATGAAAGTTTATTAAATTATCTGCCATTTCTTAATGCTTTTTGTCTTTTTCTGTAATCCTTTAATCTTTTTA